CATGGCCCACGCTATTCCAGAACCTTTAAAAGTTCGAATAATAACTAAAGGCGATGAGCTCAATTGGATTTTAAAGCCTGTTCAAAAGGCAATGTGGAGAGCGCTTCAAGAGTTTCCCTGTTTTAAGTTAACAGGAACACCCGAGATTCCACTCGACACGATTGCTTCTTGGAAAGGTTCTAATCTCCTTTCTGGTGATTATGAAGCCGCAACCGATAATCTTAATATGGATATTATGGATTTGGCGGTGAGTGAATTGGTGAAAGTCCTTCCTCAAGAGTACCATAAATGGTTATCTTGGGAAGGCGGCTGTCACGAGATTCACTATCCGCCAGATTCAAAATTGTCTCCCGTTCTTCAAACGCGAGGTCAATTAATGGGATCTCTTCTTTCATTTCCTATCCTATGTGTGGCTAATGCCGCTACAATAGGAATGGTTCTAAAGAAGGATCTAATTGATTTACCCGCTTTGATCAACGGTGACGATATCCTTTTTAAGGCTAATCTGCGTCAGATTGAACAGTGGAAGAGAGTTTCCAGTTCGATGGGTCTAAAACCCAGTATAGGCAAGAACTACATGGCCCCTGGTTGGGGAACGATCAATTCACAATTGGTCGTCCTCGAAGGGAGTCGTGCGGTTCATGAATCTACTGGCTCTTTTGGCGCCACAGGCAAAGTGAGTAATTACTTACAATGTTTGTGTGAGGCTATAAGAATAGATCCGGAGAACAAACCCTCATTCATTGTTCAGGCAAAGAAGATTTTGAAGAGAACACCCCAATCAGTCGATATCTCTGTTGACTTTGGTGGTTTAGGTCCAATTAATTTTAAGAAGGAGGAATTAAGAGACAAGGAGATTTACATCTTCAAGCTACTTAAACGCTCATTTTCTAAAATTTTGGAAATTGATGATCAACAATACTGGCGCTTACCAAAGCACCTGTTCATGTTGTACAAAAATGTCCTGAACTGCAAAGTCATCAGAGAGATCCCTGATATCGACCCTGACGAGGCCGACGACGACAGGATTTTTCCATATCGAGAATTTAGACAATTCCAGAAGTGGTATAAATCTGTCCCCGTCGTCCGCGAGAGAGTCTGGAGTGTTTCCTTCGAGAAGGAGATCCCCCTGAACCTAATTAAACCCGTTACCGTCCTAATTCCAAAATCCCACGAAAAGTTCGTTGAAAATTTGAAGATCAGAATTTAGCAAGATTGAACACG